TACAACTAGTGAATATGGTACATTCTCCATTGTTTTGCGTAACCTTTTGGATACCGACAACAAGGTAGAGATTGTTGAAAGATATGACAATTTAACTCTTGATCCCACATCTCCCAACTATGTTGCGAGAGTCATTGGTGATGAATATCATGAATGGGATTCAACAGGACGCAGGCTTAAGAGATATGGCGAATATCCTAACCGCTCTCAATTCATCCGTGTTGAAATGAACGCTGATGTAGATGCCGGTGCAACTGATGCTGTCTTGCTTCCATTCGGCTACTTTGGTCCCCCTAAGTTTGCAACCGTTAACGGCGTTCATGCTAGTAGCTCCACTGGCTTCGCTGGTTCGTTCATTGTCGGTGGCGCAAACATTCCTTACGGCTCAGGGGCCCCCACCGCCGGCGGTGGGTTGTTGGGTCCGGACAATATCGTCACCGCATCCTTCGGTATGCCATCGACTCGCCTCCGCGTGAGTGCGTCTGCTGGTGGCTTGAGTGATCCTACAAACGCTTTCTTCGGTATGTCTAGTACCAGGATTTCTAGCTCCACTCGTCCAGATGCGAGTATCGCTGATTCACATAGATTGTGGTATCCAAGCTTCCCAGGCGATCCAGTTGGCACCGCTCCAGCTTCTGGTATTGATGGGTTTGGGTATGTATTCTCGCTAGATGATGTTGTGTATGATAGTGTCAATCAAGGTTATTACTATCTTTCCGGCTCACGCCGCACAGGAGATGCCGTCTCCAGTGGGTCTTACACAGAACTATTGAATGCTGGGTATGATCGCTTCACTGCTCCTTTCTGGGGTGGTTTCGATGGCTTTGATATCCGTAAGCCAGATCCAATGTACAACAACGGAATGGCTGCGTCTTCCACGGAAGATAACTCATACATTTACCACACATTCCGTAGAGCGATTGATTCGGTAGCTGATCCTGAATTTATCAACATGAACTTGTTGACAACTCCAGGTCTTACCAACGATGCGCTCACTACTCATATGATTAATGTGTGTGAGGAGCGCGGAGATGCTATGTCGCTTATCGATCTGGCAAGTGTATATATTCCGCCTCATGAACAATATTACGCTGACAAAGCTAGCCGCATTGGAACCACTCCAACAAACGCTGCGATTGCCTTGAAGGATAGACGAATTGACTCCAGTTATGGCGCCACTTTCTATCCTTGGGTTCAAACCCGCGATGAGGCCAGCGGACAGCTTGTCTGGATTCCGCCATCTGTCGCTATGATGGGCGTATTGGCAAGCTCCGAAGCTAAGTCCGATGTTTGGTTTGCTCCAGCCGGCTTCAACCGAGGCGGCTTGAGCGAAGGTGCCGCTGGCATCCCAGTTACTAACATAACCGAGCGTCTAATCTCCAAGGACCGCGACACGCTATATGAAGCTAGTATCAACCCAATTGCTTCATTCCCATCTTCTGGGATTGTAGTGTTCGGTCAGAAGACCCTTCAAGAGCGTCAATCTGCCCTCGATCGAATCAACGTCAGACGTTTGGTGATCTACCTGAAGAAGCAGATTTCGATTCTCTCTACCCAGATTCTCTTTGAGCAGAACGTTCAATCAACTTGGAACCGATTCGTCGGTCTAATTGATCCCTTCTTGGCTAACGTCAAGACCAAGTTCGGTCTCAGTGACTATAAGTTGATCCTTGATTCTTCTACCACTACGCCCGATTTGGTCGATCAGAACATTTTATATGCCAAGATCATGATCAAACCAGCCAGAGCTATCGAATACATTGCGATTGACTTCGTGATTATGTCAACAGGAGCGTCATTTGACGACTAAATAAAAGTGCGGGGGGTTTTTCTTCTCGCACACTAATTAAAATAGATTAAGGAGTTATTCAACAATGCCATTCTGGTCAACAAATTTCGGAGAAAGTGCCGAACTAAAAGATCCAAAAAGAAAATTTAGATTTACTGTGGAGTTCACGGGCATCAACGCATCACAAGGAGGCTCCTTTCTGTGGTACGCAAAGACTGCGACGAAGCCTTCATTTGCTATTAATGCAGCAGAGCATAAGTATCTTAACCATACCTATCACTATCCTGGCTCAGTAACATGGGCAGACGTTGCGATTACATTGGTCGATCCTACAGAGCCAGATATGACTGCGACTTTTGCTGATATTCTGCAAGCTTCTGGTTATCAAGTTCCTTCGGATTCCACCAAGTTTACTACCATTTCCAAAGCTAAGGCGGCCAGCGCACTCGGCGCTGTGATTGTAACTCAAATTGATGCCGATGGTAACGAATTGGACAAATGGACACTTATAAACGCATTTGTAACTGATGTTAAATTTGGCGATGGCCTGGCGTATGGCGATGATGAATTGGTTGAACTTTCCCTTACTTTGAAGTACGATTGGGCTACTTGCGAAACCGCCAACCCCTCCGCTGCTGTTGGCGAAGGCACAACTCAAGGTACCGAGTTCTTCAAGGTATAATAATCCGACACATAACTAACGATAGAGGTGTATATTGTCGAGAAATAGAGATAGAGTAGGGAGCCCTGCACAAAGTGCGGACGCTCCTTCACCTGCTGTTATGCAGGACACAAATACGGGAGGCTTTTCATTTGTCACTCCCACCGAGTTTGTAGAACTTCCCTCCCAAGGAAAATACTACCCAGAGAGTCACCCTCTTTGTGGTGAAACAAGTATAGAAATTCGTCAGATGACTGCAAAGGATGAAGATTTGCTAACATCCCGCGCATTGATCAAGAAAGGTGTTGTTTTAGATCGCCTTCTTCAGAATTTGATTGTAGATAAAACGATAAATGCCGATTCATTGTTGATTGGGGATCGAAACGCCATCATTATTGCAGCCAGGGTTTCTGGCTATGGCAGTGAGTATAGTGTTGAGATCAATTGTCCTAATTGTGGAGAAAGACAAACACATGCCTTCGATTTAAATGAAGCAAATGTGTATTATGGAGATGATCCTCGTCTCGAAACTTTGTATGTAACTAATAACGAAAACGGGACATACAATACCGTACTACCACGAACCAACGTGACAGTTACTTTTAGATTATTCACAGGACAAGACGAAAAAGCTATCATCAAAATCATTACAGATTCTCGCAAAAGAAATCTTGAAGAAAAAAATGTTACGAGACAGCTTAATAGTATGATTGTAGCGGCTAACGGCGATGATTCAAGAGAAGCTGTAAATTACTTTGTTAATAATATGCCTTCAATCGACTCTCGTCATTTGCGAACGGTTTTTGAGATGGCTACTCCAAACGTTGATCTTACGCAAATGTTTGAATGTAGCGATTGCACCCATGTACAAGATATGGAGGTCCCGCTAACCGCGGAGTTTTTTTGGCCTGAGTGATGATTATATGGAGGGCGTCTATGAGATGTTCTTCTTTTTGAAATACTCCGGGGGATGGTCGTTTTCGGAAGCTTATAGTTTGCCCATTAAACTAAGAGGATGGTTTGTTGAAAGATTACTTAAACAATTAGAAAGCGAAAATCAAGCTATGGAGGCTGCAAATAGGGGCGGCGGAAGCAATTCACAGACTTTGACCCCACATAATCAACCGCAACGCCCTCCTGATATGATGGCCAAGAAGAGACAAGGATAATAAACCCCTTGTCTTTTTTTGTAAAAACTAATTAGATTATAGACAGAGGGATTTATATGCCACCACCATCAAGCGCAGAAGTACAAAAGGTCCTAGATACCCTCGAAAAAGTCGCGCTCGGAACTAAAACTCTTGCCGAGGCTCAGGAGATGCTGCACGGGATCCAGACCCAAAGCATAAGCGGCCTGAGGACTCACGCAGATCTCTTAGATAGGTTAAATGTTCAACGCGCGCGCGAAGCAGCCACAATGGAGGCTTCTATAGAACAAGCGGAACGTGCTGCTAAGCACGCCGCGACTGATATAGAGCGAACACGGACACAGATAGCACTAAATGACACAAAACTGGACCAACTCAAACAAGAGCATGCCCAAGGACGATTAACCGCTGCTGCGTATAAAGACCAAACAGATGAGCTTCTACGTCTCAATAAAGAACTAAGAGACAGTAGCGCCGCCATTGAAGACGCAAACGCAAGATTTGAAGTATTTGCAAAGACTATTTCGAATCTACCGCTTGGTCAGACCATAGTTGGTCTGATGAGAATGGCCAAGGGGTTCCTCAAGCTCGACCTCGCCACCCAGGCCATGTGGGCCGGCGGCGCCATGCTCACCAGAATGGTTCAATTTACCCTCGCACTATATAACACAGAAGCCGCATTTATGAAGGCCACAGGTGCCACTCGCGAGTTCGCGAGAGTTGCCACAGAAGCTTATTTGGCGACACGTCAATATGGTGTGACTGCTGCCGCGGCATCTGAATCAGCACAAGCACTTTATGGAACCTTTACTGATTTTACGTTTGCTTCGTTGGCCCAACAGCAATCCTTAACCCAAACCGGCGCCCTCCTAAATAGACTTGGAGTTTCATATAGTGATTATGCCAAGAACATACAGATGTCCACAAAAGCCTTAGGGATGAGCACCGAAGAAGCAGAAGCGAATCAAGCAGATCTTGCGTTAATGGCGCAGAGAATGGGTGTGCCGGTGGCGCAACTAAGCTCCCAATATGCTTCAATGGCTCCCAAATTAGCTAAGCTTGGTAGTGCTGGCAACAAAGCATTCAAAGATTTAGCCAGAGTGAGTAAAATTACTGGCTTGGAAATGGAGAAAGTATTAGCCATTACTGACAAATTTGATACCTTTGAAGGCGCAGCAGAACAAGCAGGTAAACTAAATGCGGCATTGGGCGGCAATTTTGTGAACGCAATGGACCTAATGATGGAGACCAATCCGGCCAAGCGTTTTGAGATGATTCGCGATTCAATTACACAGACTGGTTTAAGTTTTGATGATATGAGTTATTATCAAAAGAAATTCTATGTAGACTCAATTGATGGATTAAACGATGTTGGTGATCTGGCGATGATGATGAGCGGCAATATGGATGGCCTCGCCGGCGCGACCGAAAAAACACAAGGTGAGATGATAAAGCTCAAAGAAGCCGCCCTCGCCACCCAAACATTAGGTGAATCTTGGCAATCTTTGGTAGCCTCTCTTACACCCGCGCTCACCCCCCTTATAAATGTGTTAGCTGAATTTTTTAGTATGCTTCAAGATCCGAAGCATGAAGAATTTTTGTCTTACTTAAGAATCGGCCTAGGCGCCGTCGCCGTTGCCTTGGGGTTGGTGACGCTCGGGATTATGGCTGCTACACTTCCTTTGATTATTATGGGGGCACAATTTGCGGCGGTTCTCGCCGGCGTGATGGCTCTTATAGCGGGCATCAACGCGCTTGGCCGTGTCCTCTTTAAAAAGAAACAATCTCCATATACATTTACTGAAGGTGTTGAGATTTTAGCAGGACCAGATGGAAAAACCGGCTTCGGCGCTGTTAACGCACAAATGAAGGGCGTCGAGACCCAAACAAAACGCACGCAAACCGCGATGGTGGATAATAAGGCAGCGGTGGTCAGTCCGACTCCCGGCCGACAGGCGCCGGCAGGCTCCACTGCTTCAGGAGCCCCGATCAATTTGCGTAGTGAATTACACGTAGATGGCGAAAAGATGGCTGAAATTGTTCAGACATACACTAATAAAAAACGCGCCGCAGCGGCAAACAATAGATATTAAAAAAGGATTACAAAATGGCAGACGATATAAAATTTAATGGCGGCATCTATGCGGAAAGCGGCGCGAAAAGCGGTGGATCTTATTATAAAGGAACAGACACCTACGCAAACAATAACCAGACTTTTATTTCTTTTTATCATGTTCCTTCGGGAGAAAAGGTATATTTTAAAGCATTTATTACAGCTTTTAATGAGAGTTTTAATTCTGATTGGACTTCCGAAGCTGTTTTTGGACGTGCCGATCCCATCCAAACTTTTAAACAGAATCAACGTCAAATTTCTCTTAACTTTAAAGTTCCTGCCGCATATGATGGCGAAGCATACAACAACTTGGGCAAAATACAAAAGCTAATTCAGTTTTTATATCCAACATATACAGATGTAGCACAAGCAAACACGATCACACAATCTCCGCTTGTAAGAATGAAAGTAATGAACTTATTGAGAAAGGCTCCCACCGCCGAAGATGCCGGCACTGGCGCCGAGGCACTTTATAATGCCTATACTAGCGGCGGCTCTGGCGCCGATAGCGGTCTTCTCGGAGTGATTACTAATTTGACCGTGAATCACAATTTAGAGGGTGACGATGGGGTGATAGAGAAGGCACAAAACACCGTACTCCCAAAATTATTAGATGTATCCGTTAGTTTTACTGTTATTCACGAACATCCTGTTGGGTGGGATGAGTCAGGTGATTTCGACGGCAATCGCTTGTTTCCTTATGGTGTTCAGTTGTTTGATCCAGACGCACCAGGCCGCCAGTTCGTACTTGGCCGCGGCGCCCTCGGCGTCAACACGTCTACAAACAACGTCGAAGCGCTTGATAGCAACGCAGGAGGCACCGATGGCACCGCCGCCGCCGCCGAGAACGAAGCCGACCTAACGTCCATATCGGCGGCAAGCTCGCACAAGATCCCGACGGCGCACATGGTAGAGGGAATCGACTACTAGTGAAAAGGATAGAATAGGATTTTAAATTATGCCAACGAGATACAATAAAACAAGAAAACTCATAAACGATAGCGAATATTATAGGTCTCTTATAAAATCGCGAGATGTAAAAAGAATAGAACAATACGCCACACCTGTATTAAACAACCCCACAGTTGCGCAACGAGCATCCTTAAGAAAAACAAAGCATATCTGGAAATATGGGGATCGTTTTTATAAGCTCGCGCATCAATATTATGGCGATGAGCGTTTTTGGTGGGTTATTGCGTGGTATAATGCAACACCCACAGAGGCGCATCTCAAAACAGGCGATGTAATCAGAATCCCCCTCAATATTGAAAATATCCTGAGTGTTTTAGGAGTATAGAAAGTGGGAAGAAAAGAAGACTACAGAGAGGCTATGGAAGCTAGCTATGATGTCATCAAAGACGCAAACCCAGAAGCGGTTAGTCAGTGGGGTAGTTTTGATGATTTTTTTGCTTCCGATCAGGGAAAAGAAGCCTTAAAAGATCCTATCGGAGATCCTAATTCTACAGAGTACAGCGACTTAACCGGAAAGGAGTTAAGTGATGCGCTTATTAAGAAAAGTCAAGAGAACATGATGACAGCTATTGTAGAGAGTGATCCTGAGTTTATCGAGGCGAAAGAAGCGTGGGATCGCGCCGGGAAAGCCTCGGATGCAGCCCTCGCTGCTCTAGAGGCGACTTCCACAGAACTCCGAAAAGAGACCGCGCAGCAGCGCTTCGAGGAAGCATTAACAGCGCAAAAATTACTGACAGAAAAGGAAGCCGTATTAAGGGCAGTGCT